ACAAGAAAAGTGTATAAGACCAAAGGACAAACAAAAACCTCTCTAAAATTAATTTTTAAAGGACAACAGGATAGTTTGACAATCCCGGAAATTATCTCTACATTTTCTAAAACCTATGAAAAAAACAATGAAGTTGATTATCCAATTTTTGAAGTATTTTGTAGTGATGTGTTTCCATTAGAACAAACATTGGTACCAATTTTTAAAAGAAAAATATTATCATATATTAATCAAAGCGTTAAAATAACAAGAAAATTATTATCATAATGGACAAAAGACAGATTAAATCGTTAATGGATAAGTTAAGACAACCAATCCATATTAATTATATCTCCAAATACATCCTTAAAAAAGATATAGATGAGACAAAACAACAATTAGATATTTTAATATCTGAAGGTTATATTAAAGAAAGTAAATTAAGTCAAGGATATTATGTGGCTGTCTAAAAAAACATATAACATTGGTTATCGTTGTAGTCAGACCGTGATTAAGTTTTTTAAGTACTCAATTTTATATAGTACGTCACCGTCCGGATGGTCTATAAGGTTTAATAATGGGATTGGTGTTAATGTTACAACAAAACCTTTATTCTCGGTTAGAAATGGCTATAAAAAAAGCATTAAATTAGGAAAATATTATATAGTAAAATTATGAGTGAAAACAAAGAAATGGTAAACCACCCGGAACATTACGGTGGTCAGGACAATCCATATGAGGTTGTAAAAGTTTGTGAAGCTTGGGGTCTTGATAAAGACGCTTATATCTTCAATGTTGTGAAATATGTTGCAAGAGCAGGTAAGAAAGACACGGATAAAGAACTTCAGGATATGAAGAAAGCGTTGTGGTATTTGAATCGTAAAATTGAACGTCTTGAGAGTAACAGTTGATATTGATGAATACGCGGAAGGCGCGGTTCTATTGGATGGATTAGAAAGTGCAATCGTTGGGATTGTAGAGGACTTTGGTTCTCCGGGAAGAAAGATGTTATATTCAAAACAAAGAATATTAGACATTCTACAAGAGAGAGACCTAATGACCATGGGTGAGGCTGAAGAGTTTTACGACTATAATATATTAGGATTACACGCTAGTGACCAAAACGCAGTGTTTTTAGATTTAGAAATAACACCAATAAAAAAAGAAGATGGTTGGGAATACCAATTAAAAGAATAATATGGCAAATGTAATGACAACATATGTTAAGATTGTTAATCTTAACGAAGAAACGTTTTTAAAATTTATTGATTTATTTAAAACTGAAAATGACAATAGTTCTTATGTAGAATTAGTAAATCATTTTAATAAATTATTTGATGAGAAATTTAGTGAACCGGATAATGTTATGAACCGAGAATGGATGGAACAAAACATTGGTTCAAAGTGGATTACCGTTGAATTTGGCGATGATGGATATACACCTGAAGTTGATGTGATAATCGAAAGTGCTTGGAGTGTTCCTACGGAATATATTCAAAAAGTGGTTGAGGTTTTAAATCGGATGAATAAAGATATTGTCGCTTATGGTACATACGAAGATGAAGGATTCTCACCTATCGGAGCGTTTGTTTACGGATATGATTATGATGATATTGAAGATTACGATGAAGAAGTTGATTTTGATGAAATGATGAATGACGACGAGTATCATGAAAAAACATATGATGAACTATATTCATTAAGAGATAGTTTATATAATTCATATCTTGAAGCAAAAAAAGAAAGAGAAGAAGATGATAGAAACGGGTAAAATTATTAATGGGGATTGTATTGAGGTAATGAAAACTTTTCCGGAAGGTTCAATTGATTTATTGGTAACCTCACCGCCATATAACGTAAATATTGCTTATGATGTTCATAAGGATGATTTATCAATGGATGAGTATTATGAATGGACGAAAAACTGGTTGAGAGAAGCGTTACGAGTATTAAAAGATGATGGTAGAATTGCTGTTAATGTTCCAAATGAATTGAATGTTCAAGAAAGAGGTGGTAGAATTTTATTCGTTGCTGAGTTTTGGATGATGATGAAAGAAGTTGGGTTTAAGTTTAGTGGGTTAGTTGACCTTACAGAAAATAGTCCACACAGAGTTAGACAAACGGCTTGGGGTTCTTGGATGAGTGCGTCGGCACCTTATGTGTACAATCCAAAAGAATGTGTGATTATTGCTTATAAGAAAAGTAGTAAGAAATTAACTAAAGGAATATCACAATGGTTGGGAACACCAACTGAAGTTACTAATGAAGATGGTAAAGTTAGAACCAAGATGGTTTATCAGGACGAAGACAAGAAAGAGTTTATGAATTTGGTGTTTGGACGATGGGAATATTTTGCGGATACTAGGTCATTAACAAAGGCTACATTCTCAATGGATATTCCTGCAAAGGCGATTAAGATATTGTCATATAAGAACGACATTGTTCTTGACCCATTTATGGGTAGCGGAACTTCAGCGTTCGCTGCGGAATTATTGGACCGAAGATGGTTGGGAATCGAGTTATCACCGGCTTATACGGAAATTGCGAGAAAAAGAGTCCAAGCATTAATTGATGAACGGAAACAAATGAAATTAGAATTAAAAGAAGAGGAGGTTTAATCCTCTTTTTTTATGTCATAATAGAATGAATTAGTGTCTTCACTAACCCATCGGTCTGATTGATTTTCAACTGATGGAAGGTCAGTATCAACTTTAAATTGTTTTAAATTGTCAGGTAATTTTTTTGTTACCCAATTACTATCTTTCCAAAAGATTCTATTGTTTGGTTGACATAAAAGATATCCATCATCACCACTAAATATGTGACCACATTTATAATCGGATGGTTCATCACTATATGGGTTATTAAACCAATCTACAGTAAACATATATGTTCCCCACACTTTAGTTCCGTCTCTCAATACTATTTCTGCTCTATGATAAGCTAAAAAGTCATATTCAGTTATTGTAACATTTTCTGAAAAACAATCCCAAAGTTGTTTATAGTTAAACGGAATGTCGTTGGTAGGTTCTTTTGTATATATTTCAGAGATTGGGACTCGACTTCTAACCATACCGTCATCGGTCATTACATGAAAAGTTAAAATAACTCCTGATACTGATTGAATACCAAAACAATATATGTTAAGGAAAAAATTTTTATCTTCTTCATTTTTGGTAAAATGGTATTTTCTTACTAACGCTTTAAAGCTCGGGATGTTTGAATTTAATGTACTCATATTACAAAAATAATTGAAGTTAATACAAAGAGAAGTGTTTAAATCTTTTGTGTTATATTTATATATAAATATTTATTATGGCAAAAAGATTTATAATTACTGAAGAAGAAAAAGGCGATATCCTTTCTAAATATGGTTTAGTTAGTGAGCAAATGAACCAACAAAAGGCGGTTGATACTCAAATGGAAAAAATTAAACCTGAAACTGGTGGTAAATATTGTTTTGGTGACCCAAAACGACTTCAATCGGCTTATGGTTATAATGTTAAATTATATAAAGTTAAATCAGGTGATACGTTAAGTGATATCGCTTCAAAACATCCTGGTGTTACTGACGTTGATGACCTTATTAGAATCAATAAAGGTTGTTCGGTAAGTAAAGGGTTGAAAAGTGGTGATGTAATTGCGATTGTGATGATGCCTTCAATGTAATATGAAAAAACTTATAAAAGAAAGTGGGATAAGAGATATTAATGCTCTTGCAAAACGATACCCCAAAGCGGAAATATATTTTCACCAAGATTTAGATGGGGTGACTACGGCTATTGCTATGAGAGAATATCTTGAAAACAATGGTATTAAAGTAGTGGGTGCTCACGTCATTCAATATGGTGATAAAGAATTTGCAGTAAAGAAGAATGATGCTAAAGGTGATGTGATGCCGGTCTTGGTTGACTTTGCTCACGGAAAACCAATGTTTGTTATTCATACTGACCACCACGATAGACAAGCTGGTGCGGAAGACACAAAATCAACTTCTTTTAGACAATCTCGTTCCAATGTTGAAACCATCTCACAGGTTGTTTCACCAAAGGAATTATTTCCATCTTCAGATATTTTATTG